CGGCGCGGATGTGTTGGTCGATGCAGCTCGGCGTGACGCCGAGTCGGCGGGCGGCCTCGGCGCGCGTGGTGCCGGCCGCGATGAGCCGCGCGGCTTCGTGCTGGCGTGGCGTGAGCTGGGCAAAGTGGGGCATCACGCTGCCTCCCGCGCCGGCTCGACGAACCGCGCGGTCACGGCAATCTGCCCCGCTCCAATCGTGACAAGAACCTGCTTGCTACTCGCAACTCGAATAAACGTAGCTGCACGCCCGAAGTAAAGCCCGCCGACGATCTTCACGGGTTGCCCGCGAACAAGCCCGAAGCGATTGCCAGGCGGTGCAAGTTCGATCTCCCCGCGCTCGACCATCAGAATCAGCTCGACGCGATTGCGTGCGCCAGTGCGGACCAACGCGTTGTGCAAGTGAATTTTCACGGTGCCGTATGCGATGCCCATTTGCGCGGCAATCTCGGTGTTCGACAACCCGCGTGCGGCTAGGCGCGACGCAGTGGCTTGCTGGGGGCTGAGGTAGGTTGTCACGCTGCTGTCCTCTCGCCTTTGCGTTCGCGCTTGATGTCCATGTATCGCTGATACGCGGGGCTCTTGGGTTGAACCATCCCAAGCCCCTTGCACCACCAATCGTTCCGAAGCAGCACTTTGCAGAGCCGACGCCATGACGGCGCCCAATACTTCTTTTCAAGCTCCGGCGGCGCGTAATCCGGGATGCCGCCTCGATAGCCCCGGTCGTGCCAGCCCTTGAGCCACACGCGGAACCGCTTTGTGTAGTGCTCGCGCGTAATCTCGGGCATCGTCGCCAACAGCAGATTGCAGAAGCTCTGCCAGGTGTGCCCGGCGGGCAAGGTGATCTTGTTGTAGCCGTTCACGTTGCCGCGCTCCTCGATGTACAGCGCCCCGCTATTGGCGCCACTGACACGCGCAACCACCCGGCCCCAGGTCTGCGGCTCGATTAGGTGATACAGCCACAGTCCGCGCCGCTGGTCGTCGCCGTATGGCTGGCAGAGCCGCATCTGACTCGGAGACAGGCCCGCCAAGTGCATGCGGTCATAGACTTGGTTGTGCGGCTTGCTCGGGAACTGCGCGTGATACTTCCAGATGTCCGACACATGCCAGTCATAGATCGGATACACGTTGAACGTGTTTCCAACGATGCGCGTCGTCCATTGCTTGCCGAAATGCGTTTCCTTGCGACCGGCAATCGTGCGGTATCGGTTCAGGCTTTCGTCTGATCGGATTCCAATGAAAGCAGCAGTGTCTCGGCCCTTGGCGTACCACACGGCAAATAGTTCGATGAATTCCTCAAACTCCATTCGAGGCTCGAAGAAATCAAAAAACGATGGATCGGAAATGACGCCCAGTCGGGACGGCATGGGACGAACCCAGTCGTCGCGGCGCTCAGGGTCCCAGGCACACCACACGGGTTCATAGTTGGACACCGAGTTGCGAAGCTTGATTGGCAGACACACCCAGTGCAGGTCGATGTGGTCGCGGTACAGATCGAACATTTGCTCGGCGTGCTCAATCGTGAGTCGGTATTGCGCCTCAAGATCAATCAGCAGCACGCCGACCTTGCGTTTGCGACGGATCGCCTCGTCCATCACGAGATGGAACATGACGGACGAATCCTTGCCCGCGCTGAAGCTGACGTAGATGGCCTCGAAGTGGTCGAAGGTGTAGCGGATTCGGTCGCGCGCGGCTTGAAGCACGTCGACGCCGATTGGGGTCTTGCTGGCGGCCATCAGTAGAGTTCCGCTTCGGTTCGGCCAACAGCGTCCGCGCGCATCAACTGCCTGCGCCCGTTGGCCTTCAACCACTCGTTCAGGTACTTGAGCGCGAGCATGTCGGCGGCGTACTTCTCGTCGTCAGTGAGCAATTGATAGCCCGCCCGACAGCCGGACGGGATGCCGAGTGCCTGTGCGACGGACGCCTGCCCAAGCCACGCAATCCGGTTCATCCGCTCGTTTGTCAGATAGTGCTCAGGCGAAAACTTCCATTCGCGCGTGACGACTTGCAGCGCGGCATCGAACCGCGACAAGTCAGAAAGAAATTCACGGTACGCACGCTCCCCGTCGTCCTGCGACATGCCGCGCGGCGGGCGCTCGGCGTAGAACCCGTGGCGGTAGCACTCCCACTTTTCCCAGGTGTGCAGGATTCGGTCGCTTGCCGGTGCCGCGTACCCTTCAATGACATCAGACAGAAGCTCCGCGTCGATACCGGCGTCGTTTGTGACTTCCCACGCCTGCGAGAATTGCTGGTCCGCAAACGCTTCGGCCAGGCCGGTGATTTGGCAAAGCCGCAGCACTTCATCCGCGTCCATGCCAAGCTCGCGCGCAATTTTGTCGTCTGTCCAATTGCGGCGCTTCAGCTCGATCACAATGTCGGACATCGCTTCGACCTTGTGCTTCCCCCGTGCCCGGTTGTGCCGGATCGTCGACGCCATGCGGTGCCCGCGATCCTGCTGCGACTCGCGAATGCGGACGATCGGCAGGTATCCGTTAACTCGCGCCTGAACGTCCGCGCATTCTTTGCCGACGCGGTTCCGGTGGAAACCGTCAATGACGGTGTGCTGATCGCCTTCAGGGAACGTGACAATTGGCTGCGTATAGCCGTCGGCCATGATCGACAGGCGCAGCAGTTCCAGCTCAGGCGGTGCGACGCTGTTGGGGTTGTAGTCGTTTGCGTGAACGATGCTCGCCGGCACCCAGCGCACAAAGTCCACAGGCTCGGACGCAAACGGGCTGTGCTCGTGGATGGTCTCGCGCAGCGCGTTGATAGCCTCAACGCGCGATTCAAGGGGCGGCGTGGACAGAAGCTCCACGATTGCGGGTTGAAGTTGATCTAGAGTCATGAAACCAGGGCCTCCCAAAGTTTTTCGACTTCCGCCAAGAACGCTTGCGCTTTTTCTTCAAGCGCCTCGATCTCGGCGGACGCGGGCGTCCACTCTCGGACGAAAAGCTGCGACCTGGGCGGGCATCGCGGATCAAACGAGACGAACACGGCGCGAGTGCGGCGGGTGCATGCAAGCTGGGCAAGAATCTGCAACTTGTGCTGTTCGGGCACTTCGCCAGCAAGCTTCCAGGCAATGTGCGTCGTCGTCTGCGGGCACTTTGCTTCGAACACTGCATCGCTTCCGATCAGCCCGTCCGGCGTGGCACCAAAGTGCTCAATCGTCGGGTGCGTGATGAACGAGCACGCTTGCAGAAACTCGCCGCTTGCGACCTCATAGGCCGCCTTCGCAAAAGGCTCTTGCTCAGTGCCCCACCGCATGAAGTCGTTCACGTAGTGCGGCACGCTGTCTCCGGTCAGCCGCTCGGCCAGGATCTCGTGCATGTACTTGATGCGCGCGGCGGCGGGGTCCCCGTTTTTGAGCACAGCAAATGCATCGTTCATGCGCGAGCCAGTGAGCCAACCACAACGGCGGTTCAGCCAAACGCCTTTGGGCTCAGTCGTCACTCCGCACCCCCTTGCATGTCGACGGTCTGCAAGTCCGCCTTGTCAGCGGCCTCCTTGAGCGACGGCAGCACGCCTTTCAGTTGCTCGCGCTGCGGTGCCGGGAGCGACTTCCAGTACGCGCGGAACGCATCGGTTCCGCTCATCGCTGCGGTGCGCGCGGCGGTCAGCAGCGCGTCATCCGGCTCGGCCGCATGCGTGGTCGGCAGCGAGTCGATGTCGATGGCCTTGCCCGCCATCTCGTCCGCCGTCGGCCCGCTGCCGATCTCGGGGAAGCCCTTCCGCAACGCCTGCGCCTCGGCGCACTTTGCGAGCTGCCCATACGGCCGCTTTGCCCACATCGCATTAGGCTGCGCGCTGTCCCGCTTGGCCGTCGCATAGTTCTCGGTCCAACGCTCGACCGCCGTGAACTCCGCGATGCTGCCGCCGACGATGCGCCGCACGGTGATGCGGCACCATGCCGGGAACGTCACTTCGGCGCCACCGAGAACCTGCACGACATCCGGCCCGAATTCCGGCTCGCTGCATCCTGCGTACTGGCCCGTTCGCGCGGCCTTGACGCGGTACAGTTCGATGCCGGGCATGACCACATCACGCATGTCGCGGGTGTTCTTGTCCCACATCGGGACAATATGCACGGGTTTTTGCAGCGGGTCCAGCCCGGCCGCTTTGCAGTAGCCAAGCACCATGCGGATCGACTCGTCCTTGGCGCCCGGATACAGGCTGCTACGAAGCACGGACATCAGTTCGTCGTCGGGCAGCGCGACGGCGTGTGACGCTGCGCGAAATTCAGTTACGTTGCTCATCTCATCCTCGTTGTGTGTGTTCACGCCACAAGCAGCGCCACGACGCGCCACACGATCCAAACCATCAGCGCCCACAGCGCAAGCGCGGGCAGCGCCCACAGCACAATTGCAAACGGGCTGGCACGCGGGCCGTGCAGATCGCGGTAGCCCTGCCGCCCGGTCTGAATGCCGTTTTGCCGGGCGTGATCGCGCCACGGGTTAGCGTAATAATCGCGTCGAATCATAGCGTCACCTCGCACTGAGCGCATACCTCGCGCAGCCGCTTTGTTTGAGCGGCCCACGCAGCGTCCCCCGCAGCGGCCCCCGCAACGGCAGCGGCCCCCGCAGCGGCCCTCGCAGCGTCCCCCGCAGCGGCCCTCGCAGCGGCCCACGCAGCGGCCCACGCAGCGGCCCACGCAGCGTCCCCCGCAGCGGCCCACGCAGCGGCCAGCTCGCTATCCGTCGCCTCGCCATTTGCAAACCGCTCGGCCACGTCAAGCGCCGCAATGCTGCGCGAGTCGGTCATCAAATGCTGCACTTGACGCGCGCACCACACGGCATACAACCGGATCTCTCGGTCGTGCCCCGTGACGGCACGCAGACACCACAGCGCGTCTTCTAGCCCGTTGCTGTTCAGCACAGTGACGATGGGCAGCGGCTCGTCGTCGGCCTGCGTTTTGCCCAAGTGGCGCAGTAGCTTCGTCCAACCGTCAGCGCACGGTCTGTGCGCGCGGATAGCGTTAAGAGTCGTCCTCATTTCGCCCCCCCATTGACGCCGAGGTAGACCTCGACCGACGCAATCGGCACCGTCTCCCATCCCGCCGCTTTTTCTTCGGCGATGTACTGGCGCAGCATCGCCATGCGTTGGCGCAGGATGAAGATTTCCGTCATGTTGGCGCGGTGCTCGGCGAGCTCGCGACGGATGTTGTCCGCGACGCTCGACGCATGCGCCTCGGCGCGCTCCTGCTGCTCGAACGCGGCGCGGCTCATGCGGCCTCCGAAACAACGGCAGCCGGAGTCCAGCACTCCGCGTGCATCTCGATCAGTGCAATCGCTGCGGCGTACT